TCTCTTAGATACTTTAATGTATATGGTAACAGGCAGCCACTTAAAGGTCAGTACGCACCAGTAATTGGTCTATTTATGAAGCAGCACGGAGAAGGAAAGCCTTTAACAGTAGTTGGAGATGGCTCACAAAGAAGAGACTTTACCCACATATCAGATGTTATTGATGCAAATATAATTGCCTCTGAATTAACTTCTGGTTTTGGAGAAGTATATAACATTGGATTTGGTAGTAACTATTCTATCTTAGATCTTGCTAATAGCATTTCAAATGATATTAAGTTTATCCCGCCAAGAGTTGGAGAAGTGCAAGAAACACTTGCTTCAAATCAAAAGTTTAAAGATTTAACTGGCTGGATGCCAAAGGTATCTCTAATGGAATGGATTCAAAAATGACAGAAATGGTTAGAGCAGTATTAAATGGAGAGTTTGAAATAGTGCTACCAAAGCATCGTGCAGATAGAGCAGAATGGTATCTTCCAAGCGGTTGGGAAAAGCCAAGACTAAAACATATGTCAGAACGTATTGGCAAAGGTGACACCGTATATTATGTTGGTGCAGAAGAGGGAGAGTTCCCAGCACTGTGTCAAATGTGGGGTGCAGAAGTAGTTTTGTTTGAACCAAATCCTAAAGTTTGGTCACACTTTCCTGCAACTTGGACTGCAAATAATCTAGAACTTCCTATGGTATGTATCCCTGGCTTTGCATCTGATAAGATAAATGATCTTGCAAGAATTTATTACAACGAATGGCCACCAGAAGTTAATAATGTAATTGAAGCAGCCCATGGATTTAAAGAACTATACCTTGAAGGAGATACATATGGACAGATTACTATAGATTCTTGTGTATATGATCATGGGATTCAGGCTCCTACGGCTATCTCTTTAGATGTAGAAGGTAGTGAGTGGCGTGTGCTTGGTGGTGCTGAGAAGGTGCTAAGAGAATACAAACCTAAGATTTGGTTATCTGGTCATCCAGAATTTATGCTGCAACAATGGGATGAATCACTATATAACTTAAGACAATGGATTAAAGAAATTGGATATACAGAAACAATTCTAGACTATCAGCATGAGGTTCATCTTTACTATGAACAAGCCTAAAGCATATCTATATTCAGTAAATCCTCTTGACTCTGCAGACGGTAAGTGGGACTATGAACTATTAAGATCAACCTTTGAAAGAAATGGAGTAGAGCAACTAACAGTTGACTCAATTCCAAATGAGGAAAGATGTTTTGTGGTGATACCTGGACAAGGCAATGCTGGCAAAGAGGCTTACATCTCTAAGCAACTTCAAAACTCTAGTAGGGTTGTATTGTTTATTACAGGTGATGAGTCTGCTAAGTTTAATATAGATAAGATAGATCATCCAAATATTTCTATATGGGTTCAATACCCTCATCAAAAACACAAAAAATATAATAAGTTTTTTGTTGGAGTTCCACAACATTTAAAAGATAATTTGCCTAATTATCCTACTAAAGAATATGATGTTTATTTTGGTGGGCAGATTACTCATGACCGTAGAAAAGAGTTAGGTCAGGCTATGGAGTCTCTACCAAATGCCCATTACAAGCCCACAGCAGGCTTTGCACAGGGCCAAAAGCCAAAGGACTACTACGAGACACTATCAAAGACTAAGGTGGCTCCTTGCCCCGCTGGAGCACAGGTAATTGATACCTTTAGGTTCTTTGAATCAATAGAAATGTTAGCAATGCCTATTGGAGATCTTATTGATTCCAAGGGTGTAGAACAAGACTATTTTACATTTGTATACCCAGATGATTTACCAATTAAGAAAATGAATAACTGGGGTGAGTTAAATTCAGTTTTGCCAGGAATTCTATTAGAGTACCCTAACAATATGCATAAGATTGTTAGTTGGTGGATTAAATATAAAAGAGATTTTTCTATTGAGATTATGAAGGACTTACATGAACAAAGATAATATAACTATAGTTGTTGTAACATCAATCTTGCCAAGTCATCCAGATACAACTATACTTGATGAGACAATCCTTTCTATTCGTAGCCATTTTCCAAATAATGAGATCATTTTACAAATTGATGGGCTAAGGGAAGAAAGGCTGGAACGCAAAGAAGATTACGATCAGTTTAAGAGCAAGGTTCTGTGGAAATGTCTTCATGAATGGAAAAATGTTTTGCCAATTATATTTGATGAGCACAGCCATCAAACAAACATGATGAGAGAAACTATTGGACTTGTTCAAACCGCAGCAATACTTTATGTAGAAGGAGATGCACCAATAACTTCTGATATGGAAATTGATTGGCAGAAATGTTTAGACATGCTTGAGTATGAAAAAGCAAATACTATTCGTTTTCACTTTGAAGTATCAATTCCTGTTGAACATGATCATCTTATGCTTGGGCTTGAAGATGGATTTATGAAAACTATTCAGTGGAGCCAAAGACCGCATCTTAGTTTAAGTAAGTATTATAGAGAAGTAGTGCTTCCTGCTTGCGATGAAAGAACATTCATTGAAGATAAGTTTCATGGAGTAGTTCAAGATGACGGATGGGATAAGCATAAACTTTGGATCTACCATCCAGAAGGCAGTATCAAGCGCTCATATCACTTAGATGGTCGTGCAGGTACAAGAAAGTTTACACAAGATGACGATGTTTGGGGATATACTGAATGACATTTGGAATGATTGCAAGATGTGACAACACAGGGCTTGGTAATCAAACAAGAGATTTAGTTAGAATGCTTAATCCTGACAGAATCCTTCTTATTAACTCTGCAAAGTTTAATAATAATGAGCAGCATCCAGAATGGTATGACGGATATAATGTCACAATGACCAATGGCTTTCCTACAAAGCAAGAAGTGTCTATGTTTATGGATGGTCTAAACTCTGTTCTTACTTGCGAAACCTTTTATCATCCACACTTCATTCACCTGGCTCAAAGACGTAAGGTTAAAACCTTAATGCAGTACAACTATGAGTTCCTTGATCATCTAAATAAGCCAGATATGCCTTTGCCTACCTATATGATATCTCCAAGTTATTGGAAGGTAGATGATATCATTGCTAGATTTGGTAATGAGACCACTGTTGTTCATATACCGCCGCCTGTTGACACTGATGAGTTTAAGTCTGTAAGAGAGAATAACCTATCTAAAGACCATAATAGGCTGCTTCATATTGGTGGCAAGGCTGCCTCACAGGATAGAAACGGTACTCAAACTGTCATTGATATGCTTCGTCACTCCAAGGCTGATTATGAATTAGTTATTAGAAGCCAGAGCGAACTAAACATTAACTATAAAGACTCTAGGCTTACAGTTGAGATAGGAAATGTTGAAAGTCGTTCTGCAATGTATGATGGCTTTGATGCAATGATTCTTCCAAGAAGATACGCTGGACTTTGCTTGCCAATGAATGAGGCATTGGTAAGTGGTCTTCCTGTTTTTATGACAGACATATCTCCAAATAACCAGATACTTCCAAAGGACTGGCTTGTATCATCTAGTAAGGTTAGCACACTTATGACAAGAATTAAACTTGATGTATATGAAGCAGATGTTAGAGAACTTGGTAAAAAGATTGATAGATATGTTAATAGCGATAAGCAGTTACAAAAAGAAAAGGCTGCAACTATTGGGTTTGAAAACTTTGACCCATCTATTCTAAGGGATCAATACCTTCAGATTCTGGAAGGATAAACTCTTCGGAGAACCTTTGTTTTAAATCTCCAAGCGTAAGGAATGTTGCCTTCCTATCTTTAATAAACTTAATATCTGTTTTGAGTTCTTTAATCTTATAGTCTGTAAACTTCAATACATAATAGGATAGCCATAGATCATCAATAATCCAATATTCTTCAGGGCAGTCAAAGAAGTCTTCATTAAGAAATAGTTTTATGTCACATACTAAGCCACCAGTACCAGCATAATTACCATACTCATCACGCTCAATCTTAATCTTTCTTTTATATCTTGCATTTATTCTGTGAGCCCAAAAAGATTTTAAACATGTCTGATCATATTGATCATGACACTCTTGTATGAATGTATGTGGAAGTATTTCGTCGTCATCAATAAAAATAACATTTTCATAGCCTTGCTCTGCTAAATCTCTTGCAAGTAGAAACCTACTAAATTGTTTAAACTCATTATTATAACTGTGAACTGAGATACCTATGCCTTGTCCAAATTTATTTAAATACTTTGACAACTTCTCGCTATTATTAGAATTGTCTACAATATAAAAGTCAAAGTCTTTATTAGTTTGATTTTTTATGCAGTCTAAAGTAGTCTTAAGGTTCTCAAACCTTATATAAGTACACATAATTAGGGCTGTTGTTGACATATATCTCCATGATAGCATAGAAAGAGCCAGCCTAAAAAGACTGGCCCTAACTACTTATAGACTTACTTCTTCGGCGCAGCCTTCTTTGCAACAGCCTTCTTCTTGACTGGTGCCTTTGCAGACTTAAGAGCCTTCTCTACAACTTCAACATCTGGAAGTACTCCAAATGCCTTATCATTAGGGTTAATTGCTCTTAGTGCTACTGGCGCAATCGCTGCTACTAGTGCTGTCCATAGATCCTTTGGATCTGTAACTCCCGCCATGTATAGCGCAAGTCCTGATGCAAGTACTGAGCGACCATATGACGCTAGTAGTGCCTGTGTCTTCTTATTCATATTTCCTCCTAGGATATATTTATTGCTGTTCTTCCTGTTTAGGAAGCAACTTTTTTAACTTTTCATACTCTTCAACTATCTTCTTTAATGAATAATAATTAGGAGACATTGAAATTATATCTCCATACTCTTTAAAGTAGTTGATTTCTGGCTCAATTGATGAAACAAACTCATCTAATCCAGCCTGAAACTCTTCAATGTATTCAAAAGCCCAGTCACGAGAATCAGATAAAAACTTTAAGAAATTTTCCTGATGTATTTGCTGATCGCTCTTATCTTCTTTATTGCTCTGTAATAACTTTACATATTCTTCTAAAGCAAAGTTATCAATGTATAGTTTGTTTGATATTTTCTTTGATGAAATTAATTTCTTCAGTGTAATTAAATATGCAACAAAAACTACAGCCAAAGAAGAACCAAGCGAAATGATTAGTATATTCTCCATTACTTCAGCGCCTCTCTAGTGACCAAAACAATTGCACCTTCCATTTCTAAAGCATTCTTTAGTTGAACAACATATTGTAAGGCCCCAATCTTTTCATCATGTGTAAGCCCAGCAAAATGTCTTTCATCTAATTTTATAGTAAGGAAGTGCTCATTGTCAATAAGTTGAACCGAAAAGCCTTTAGGTGCTTGTACGGCATGAAATGCTCTCTTCATTGAATCTGTATACATT